TGTTTTAGCTGAGTATGATTCTAATGGCGATCCAATTGTACCTGCATGTGCTGATGTTGCAAGTACAATTACTACATTAATGGCAATTGTTGCTGGAGCAATTGGAACAGAAGCTGACCCTGGAGATTTAGTTGGTGTTGTTAGAACTGAACCACAGTTCACTAACATCACTAGAGTAGAGCCAGTATTAGATACTGCTAATCTTGCAGCAAGATCAACAATCTTTACTGTAAACACTGGTGGCGGTTCATCCAACCCACATAACTTCGAAACTGGAACACCAGTTCGTCTTGTTCCTAAAGCAAGAGCTGGCACGAATCCAGACAAGAGAGTTATTAGATTGCCAAGAGGATTTGAAACGAATACAATTTATTATGTAATTGCTCCTGGTAGAAGAACAACACCAGAAGATTATTCAAATTCTGCTAAGTACCAAGATATTTTCACTGCTGATGCATCAACACGCTTGATGCTTGCATCAACTAAAGAAAATGCTGCTGCTGGTATCTATATTTACTCTTCTGAAACTGATGCAATTGATCCAGAAGTAGAAATTGAACTCCAGCAGTATGTACTTGATGATTCATATGATCTCCATCAGTATCTATGTAATTTCTCTGCTGGTCAAACTGACGTAATTCAAACAGACGTTGCAAATATTTTCGATATTCCAAGTTCTACCAATACTGTACAAAAAGTATTCTTTAGAACATTTGGGGATCCAAATGAATCAGAACTTCCACAGATTTCTTCTGGTGGAATAAATGCTCAAGTAGATCCAAACAGATATTATTATGTTAGATATGTAACTAACAAAACATTTGCTGTATTTGATACTGCTGCTCAAGCAATTGCTGGAACTCCAAGAATTACATTTACTCCTGGTTTTGGCAAGAATTTCTATGTATTCTCAGATAAGAGAGAAAGTCCAGTAAGGTTTGATGCCGCACTACAAAATGATGATACAACAACTGGTCAATGGTATATTAATGTTCTAGACGAAACAACAAATTCAAATAACATTATTGCAAGATTCCAAGAACTTGGTGATACATTAAAGGATAGTAGAAGTAAAAATACTTATTTTACTAGATTAATTGATGATAGAGGAAAAGAAGATAGAATTTATCGTTTACGTTATGTAATTCCTCAGTATGCCGATGGAGTTCGTGATCCTCTAAATGGTTTTGTTCTCAAAGCAAGAACAGACACTACAAGAAAACTTTTACCTCAGCGAATTGTATTAAGTCCAGTATCTTCTGGATCTCCAGATGTTGCTTATTTTGAAGTTCAAATTCCAACGGAAGCTGGTGGCACTATTGCTCAACAATTAGGTCTTCCTAAAAATCAACTAGACCCAAGTTTTAGATATGATCCTTATGATATAACTAATGTAAAAATTGTCGAAAGTGACAAAACTTCAAGTAAAGTTTCATTTAGCATCCAATCTGCAAGAAAAACTGAAGTAAATGGCACCGAATTACTAGAATTAACTGTATTTGATCACACTATTACTAATGATGCTTTAAGAAATGAAACTTTTGTAACAGTTAAGATCGAAGCTCCTCAGGAAGGAACATTTAGATCTACAGAAGGATTTAATACAATTACTTGGAATGGAAATTCTTCTGGTTCTGCAACTGTACAAGCATATTTTAATGTTCCAGAAACTAATGAGCATTATTTGATTTTACGAGCAGTTACTGGTTCAATTGTTTACAATACACTTGTTGATACTACATTCTTCCAGCCATTACTTGATGTTAATAATGATCCTGTTCTTGATGGAAATAACCAACCTGTCCAGATTTTTGCTAAGTTAATCAAAAAACCAAATAGTGTTGGTAGTCCAAATGAATCATTAAGTAAGTCAGAAAAAGCAGATTATCTTTATAGCAATAAAGATGCTAATGTATTAACTGTAACTCCTGGTGATATTATTGAAGATGATGACGCAACTCAATACAGAGTTATTTCTGTTGAAGATTGTGGAGAAATTGAAGATTCGTTCTATATCTTTGATATTAATGAGATTCAAAGAAGAATTCCTAATCAGCAAGAAGGTGTTTATTACCTAACTTGTGTTAAGGGTAATGTTTCTCCATTCCCAGTTGGAGCTGGTGTTGGCAATAACTTCAGAAACTTTAAGTTCTCTCAGCCAATTTCTCAGTTATATCCACTAGATTATAAGAATGATCCTTTATGGTTCCAAATAAGACCAGATGGTACTAGAGATGCAACTTTAACTGACGTACCAGAAACTATTTGTGCTGCTGATAACTATGTTCATGGTCTTGTTAGAACTAATGATTATAAAAATAGTGAAACAAAAGAAGTTGTTCTTGACCTTATTAATAATCCAGCATTAAATCGTTACGATTATACTGGATTAGTTACTGCACAATCTGGAAACGCAACTTCTGGTTCCGAAGATCGTAAGATTTCTATTTCTGGTAATTCTCAATATCCAACAGAAAATAGATTGTACGTTGAATTACGTCGTCCATCTATTGCACGTTCTGGAAACCACACATTTGAATATCTTGGTTTCGGTCCTGGTAACTATTCGACTGGTTTCCCACTACGTCAGGAAGTTGTTCTATCAGACATTCAAGATTTCTACGCTCAAGCAAAGCGTGAAGACGGTGGTATCGTCTTCTATACTGGTCTAAACTCTAATGGAGATCTTTATATTGGCAACCGTAAGATTAATGCTATTACTGGAGAAGAAACATTCCTTGAAAAGGCAGAGCTTGTTTCTTCTGATGATGATGGAGGAGATCTAGGGAATTTAGTTACTACATTTGAACTTCCTGTTGTATTTGAAAGAGATATTACTGTTGATGGTGACGCAACATTTAATAATCCAGTAACGATCAATGTAGAACCAAATGAGCCAAATGCTCTAACAGTTGTATCAAATATTGATTCCAACTCTGGTGAAGATAGTTCAATGGATAGTGCTACATTTGCACTAAGTAATATTGAATCTGAAGGAAATATTACATTACATAAAAATAAAATTTATGCTGGTATATATGCATTTAATCCAAGGGGTAGTGTCACTATTCCTGGACAAAATTATAGTATTAGAACTCATGCAGATCAAACAAATGGAAATCTTCCCTCAAATATTACACCACATCAAACTAATGGAAGCCTAGGAAAGCAAGTTCAGTACGGATCTGAAAATCCAAAAGCTGGCGACATTCTTCTGAAAGGACAAGAAGTTGGAAAAACTGGTTCTCTTGCGTGGATTTTTGCTAATTTCTACACAGATAAAACATCTGAAGTATTTACTGTAACAGCAGATGGAAATCTATCTACTACATTTACAATGCAAGTCGGTGTTTCTCCATCTGATATTGGAATTGAAGCAGGAACTGAACTGAAGTTTACTGGATTTATTGGTAGATTTGAACCAGTGAATGGTGTTAGAACTGTTGTTTCAACTACTGCAACAACATTTACTGTAAATACTCAGGTTATTGTTGCACAAAGTCCAGATGATCCAACCAGATTGGATCAAGAACAAGTCAATGCAACTATTGAGGTTTCTTTTGTACAATGGAAAGAAGTTGGTGTTCTTGGTGCAGAAACATTAAGAACTAATACTGATAACTACGGTGACTTTAGATTAGGTATTAATACTCTCTCAAGAGCTGATCATGAAGATCGTCTACAAGGATTTGTTTCTTCTCCAACTCAACCAAGAGCAAACCTAGATGTTGTTGGAACTGCGTTTGTAAGTGGTAAAACACTTTCAACAACACCAGTTAATAACTTTATATCTAATCCAACTGCATCAAATAGAACATTTAATAATGTAGGAAATGCATTTTTGGTTGGCGGAGATAGTGAAAATCCAGATTCTAAAGCAACATTTAGAGTATCAACTACCAATGATGGTAGAGTTGGAATTAATAGTAATTTAGGTGACATTGATAGAACGTTTGTAGTTTATGGTAATGCTAGAATTACTGATGAAGTAAAATTACAAAAAAATCTTGAGGTTAATGGTGGCAACATCACAACTACTCAATCTTCATTTAACTTAGCAGTTACAAATGCAACTGCCGTCGCTGCATTTAGTGTTGCTCAAAATATTACAATTGGATCTCTGGCAAGTGGAACTCAAACTATCACCCTAGGTATTAATCCATCTGCTCAACAGGTTAATATTGGAACATTTACTCCAGATGGAGAATTCAATGTTCACAATAATACATCAAAATCTATTATGAATATTGGTACTGCCAATAATTCAAGCACTGGAAGCACTAGTGTTATTAGTATTGGTGGTGCATTCGCTAGAAATTCAAACTCTAGAGAAAATGGTTCTGTATTTAATGTAAAAAATAGATATACCGAACTTGACGGAGATCTTGCAATTGGAACTGGATTGGTAACTGGTACTGGAATTGCTAGAATTCAATCGAATGCTTTGCAAGTTGAATTATTTACTTTAAACACTTCAAGATTAGAATTTGCTACTGGTGTTGGTAAATTGAGTATGGGTTCAAAAGGTGGATCCACAACAATTAATAACTCATTAGTTGTTGAAGCAAATACCACCATGAAAGGTGATGTAACTCATCTTGGTGGATTAAATGCTGGTCAATATGAAATTAGAAGAGGATCTTTCTCCACTCCAACTTCTGCTCATGTTAGAGGAAGTATTGACAATACTAATATTGACTTCTTCTCAAGAGTAACAATTGATAGAACAATTGATACTCAAGGTGCTTCTGTGTGGACAGGATCTCAATATGTGGTTGATTCTTCAGATCCTTCGGAATACTTCTTGCCGATTGGTCAAGTCAGTACTAATGTTCAGTTTGAAGTTGGTGCATATTTACTTATTGATAGATCGGTAGAAGTTGATCAACAAAATACCATTACTTCGCCAGTTGGTGAACAGTATAGTGAATTGCTATTGATTACAGAATTAACTAACCTCAATAACGTTTCTGATCTTCCTTTGCGTGTTAAAGTAAAGAGAGCAAGAAATGTTCTTGATGATAATGGTAATATGATTGCGGATGGATCTTCCCCATCTGGTTACAAGTATTTGAGAAATGATCACCCTGATAATGCTAAGATTATTAGATATAACTTATCCGAAGATGTAAGTTTTGTTGATAATGCGAATGGTCTTGCAAATTCTTCTGCTGGTACTTTAGAAAATTTATCTACTGGCGTATTCAGTGGTACGGTTAAGCAAGGAGATATTTTCAGGTTAAGTGATGAAGAACTTACATTTATTAATCAAATTAATACCACATCACCTCAAAAATTCATCATTAATGATGGAGGAAATCCAGCAGTTGATGTATTTACAGTTGACTCAACAAATGGAGACACAGAAATTCTTGGTAATTTAAGTGTTTACAAAGATATTCGTTTACTTGGTTCAAATACAGAAAATAACCAAAGATTAGTTATTAAAGATCAAAGCAATAATGAAAAATTTGTTGTTGATAGTGCTACTGGAAAAACTTATATATTTGGTAATTTAAATGTAGGTAATTCTACAGATTATAATCGTTTATTTGTTGATTCTTCCAACGGTGACACTACAATTAGAGGTGGAGATTTACTGATTTCTGCTGATGATGTTGACACACAAAAATTATTCTTACAAAATTCAACTGGAAATCTTACTATAAGTGGTTTGTTTACATCCCTAACTACATCTGGGGAAAATGTATTTAATACAGACCTTAAAGTTAATGGTGAAAATCTTACATTTAATAAAGTTCAAAATATTGGTGGGGAAGATACTGAGGTTAATCTATTTAAAGTAAAATGGATCGAACAAGCAACTAACAGACCAGCTGGTGGCGCAATTGATTTCGCTGGTCAAGAAGGATTCTTCACACAAACTGGTGCTAGAAAGTGGAAATATATTCAATCTGGTCAAGATGTTGTTGATTTAGAATCGAATGTAAATTATTTCGTATCACCAACAGCTACAACTGTTCTAAAATTACCACCAAATCCTATTACTGGTGATGTAATTAGAGTTGTTGATGTTGGAGGAAACTTGACATACAATGTTTCATTGAAATTTAGAGCTTACTCTGGTGGTGGTAATTTAACAGCAATACAAGGTGATACTACCAACTCGGGAGGAACTCCAGATCCAGGTACTACATATAATGGGGGAGAACTAGTAGTTCAAACTCCAAATGCTGGTCTTGGACTTGTGTATATTGGACCTGTTAATTATGATGGTACATCAACAGGAGCGCCAGCATCGCAACAAGGTTGGTGGTTAATGGAAATCTAATATGGCAAGTTACGGAGCTATAAGAACAATGAAAGGGTTGCCCATCGGTTCGGTGCAACCCTGGGTTGGTCCCTTAACACAAATACCAAAAGGGTGGTTATTAGCAAATGGAGCAGAATTGCAAGCTGGGGAATATCCTTTACTTGCTAGAATTCTTAAAGATACTTATGGTGGGGTTAATTTTTCAGGAGGATTCCCGAATTACACAGGAACTTTTAGATTACCACCAACAAATCAAAAAGGACTCGCTGATATTAGCATTTCCTACTTTAGTGATGATCCATTAAAAAGAAATAATAAATTTGATACTAGTAAAGCTGCTGCAATTGTGCAACAATACATTGGTGATATTGGAGATTTGGGAACACCATCTACAATTTTTGCAAATACGGACTTAAATTTTACTTATGAACCAGATCCTGATGGGGTTATTTTAACGTTCAATTACATTGGAACTGCTCCTGCAGCAACGACTGCACAAAGATATGAACCTGGCGATTTATCTGTATCTACAGATGGAAGTGGTACTGATGCAACATTTCAGGTAGTGCAAAATACTAATCTAACTTATTCGGTAAAAATTATTAGTAGAGGTCAAGATTATATTCAAGGAGAAAAAATTACAATATTAGGAACTTCATTTGACAAAGGAGATACAGCTGGAACAACTCCAGCAAATGATATTGTAATTACTGTTCAATCTATAGGGGATGGTTTTTTTGATGGTAGAATTGAAAATCACAGTGTAATACCTGGATTTGGTATTAGAACTGCATATATTGTTGGTAGGAAACTATCAAGAGAACATTTTCCTGCTCATTTCCACCCATCTCCTGATGGTGGTTACACAACCATTAATAAAGGAGATTCTGGAGATAATCCTGGTTTAGGAGTTGGTGTTTTTGATACACCAGAAATTAGTATTATTGCATATTGGTTTAGAAGAGTTCCTTGTGAATTTGGAAGTTTGCAATGTGATCCAGATGAAAGAAGACAAAATAGATCAAATCCAAAACATATTGAAATTAGGTGGGGAAATGAAACTGGTCCTGAAGATGAAGGATTGGACGATATAGTTAGTGGTGCTGGAATGGTTCAACCATTTGTTAAAGGCGCTGGGAGATATGCTTTAGCAGCAATTGAAGGATCTATTCCAATTAGAAATCACAGACCAGAAAGAACTTCAATTGATAGACATGGAGTTGGAAAAAGTTGGTTTAACCAAGCAAAAAAATTGAGAGTTACTGATAGCATCACTAGTGCTACATCTAGTTATCTTAGTAGTTTGATGACCGATAGCAAATTAATTGCTGGAGAATCTAGACTACCATTTTCCGATGAGTCTAATGCTGTTAGTGCTCCAAACTATGATAATGGTGGAGGTAGTGCTTCTAATGGTCTTAGTGATGGAGTAGTAAGTCCACCTACCCAAGTATTATTTAATAATGCAGCAGTAAATTATAATACTACAGCAAACACTGGTGGTAATACAATTACAGTAATTCAATCTCATGACCATGGATCTGAATTTAATGTTCTATATAATGGGGATGCACTTTCAGTAGCTCCTAGAATTCCTGTCAAAGTTGAACCAGTTGTTACTCCAGATAGCGTAGAAGATGCCTTTCAAATGACATTCACTGTTACTTCCCCCTCACTTTCTTGTATCCATCTAGTAAGAGCTTACTAATATGACAGCATATTACTCAAAACAAAAAGCAAAATTTGGTGGAGTTACTGGAACAATTATTCCATATCCAATTGCATTGACAGATTCTGTTAAAGAAAATTATCTTCCAGCTGGTTTTTTAAAATGTGATGGATCTATTTTAAAAGCATCTGTTTATCCAGCTTTATCTAGCACAATTGGAATTGGACAAAATTGTAGATTTGCCAAAAATTTAGATGATATTGCTGATGATGAAATACAACTACCAGATTTAGGATCAAAATATATTAGAGTGTCTAGTGCTTCTGGTCAATATTTAAATATTAATTTAGATCAAGATCCAAATATTACTAAAGTAGGAAGTGAAGTAGAAGTTATTTCTTTAGTTGGAAATACTACAGAAATTTCTTATTCTGGATATTTCGAAGTTCTTGGTCAAAATGGAATTAAATTTATAGGTAATCCTGTTTATGAAACTGAAACTGGATTTACACTAAATGATTCTTTAAATGAAGAAAATTTCCAGGCACATGGACATTATGCTGATGTTGGTGTATTTACTTATCTTGGTAGATGGCAAGATAACGTATTTATTGAAGGTTATGCTAGAGGTGGAAATGAAGCACAAACTGAAGGATCCAATAATTTGGTTCAAGTAGAATCTCCAGATACAGCAACATCAACAGTAAGTCATAATCATAGGATTAATTTACCAGGAAGTACTGAATTGAGAGGTAATAATACATTTAGTTATGGGTTTTCTAATACGGATGGAAAATTACAATTCCCAGCAGATGGGTTAAAAACAGAAATAACCATTACTACAAGCAACATTAAAAAATTGGACGATGTAATATCTCCATATATCTTAGTAGAATACATTATTAAAATTTAAACCATGGCTACTGTAGATTCCACTAGTTGGTCAACAAGATCTTTAAATATATTTAATAATTATTATACTCAACCAGGACAGTATTCTCCAACTTGGGGATCTTTTTTGGTTGATAATGCGGTTCAAGATCAGGGTATATATGAATATGATATCCGATTTTTGCAGCAAGGCATCCAAGTTTTTGCTACTGCTGCAGATGATGATGCACAATTTTATATCGATGGGGAATATTTGGGTGATTTTGGTCCTAGTAATGATAACGTAAGAATATTTACTACTAAAAATTATGATGCTTTAACTGTACATCGTTTAACTTTTGTAAGAACTGATAGTGGAATAAAACCAACAGCTATTGCTGCTAGATGGATAAGAAGTGAATATACTCCAGTATCTATTGATGATTTTGATGCTTCTCCTAGAATATTATCTAATACAACGACTACTAATTTACTTTGGAGTGTTGGAAATGCTAGAAAAATAGAGATTGATCAAAATGTTGGTGATGTTACAGGGAAAACTCAAATACCTATTAATACTAGATTACAATCTATTGTTGGAACAAATTCTCCAGCATCAAAAATTTATACTTTAACTGCGTATGGTAATGCTCCATCTGACATTGAAACTGCAACTGTAGAAGTTCTGGTATTTAATGATAGAACACCAAATAATATAGAGATACCAAATTTTTATAACAGAGAACCAAATGAATTAATAACATACAATTTACCAGCAATATCTGGAATAGATGTTCCAATTTCGGTTTCTGGAGATGATAACGTTTTAGTATCTACAAGTACATCAAGTTCTTTTACAAAAAGCATTACTGTAAATAATAATAATGTCGTTACTCTTAGATTTAGAGCGCCAGATTTTAATCAAGATCCAGATACTTTAGATAATACTGTAGAATATTATGTTGATATTGGAACTATTAGAAAATATTTTAATGTAACAACTAGAGCACCGATAGACAATGAAATTTTTGATTTTGGTGATGTACAAAATTCAGTCCCATATCCAGCTCCAGAAGGAAATGATGAAAATCCTCCAGAATACCTAGTATCTCCAGATACAGTAGAACCTACTGCCGATCAATGGCAAGTTGAATTGCAATATCCAAATAATGTTACCTTACAGTCTGGTGTTGAAGTAAAAACTACATACAACGATAAAGCACAAGTAAGGGTAAAACCATTTGGTGGTAGTTGGGGTTCCTGGGTAAATACGGAATATTTGTACAAACAAATAGCAGATCCTGGTCCAAGAACATTAGAAGATATGAATTGGTCTACCATTGGAACAAGAGATAGTGGAGATATAACAAATTCACAGCCAAGATCTATTAATACAAGATCTGCTGGTGTTTTAACTGCAAAAAATATAATTTAAAGAAATGGCTGTAACAGGAACAATAGATTTCACATCTGTAGGATCAACAACTTGGGAAGTACCTTTTGCGGTAACTAGTGTTACTGCCACAGCAATTGGCGGTGGCGGTGGTGGATATAGGGATTGTACTGGCGATGACGAAGGCGGTGGCGGCGGCGGCGGAGGTTTCGCTAGATCAACCAAAACAGTCACTCCAGGAGACGTTTTATCTATTAGAGTTGGTGATGGAGGATTTACATCTCAATGTAATACCAGAAATGGTCTGCGTGGGGGAGATTCTTTTGTAAAATTTGCAAATGGAAATCCTATTGCTGCTGCTTATGGTGGAGAAGGAGGAACAGATGACTCTGGTGGTGGTGGTGGCGGTGTTGGCGAAGGAACTGATGTAGATAATCCTGGTCAAAGAGGAGATGATGATGATCGTGGTGGAGAAGGAGGTGGAGCAGGAAACCAAAATGGAAATTCTGGTCAATGTTCTGGCAGTAGACCTGGTGGCAGAGGAACTAATTTAAATGGCACTCAAGCTGGCTGTACTGGTGGTCAAAATGGAGGAAACTATGGAGGAGGTGGAGGAGGAAGTGGTGATGCTGATACTCCAGGTGCTGGTGCTCAAGGAGCAGTAAGAATAGTTTATACATATGCAGAACCAATAATATCTGTTTTTGAAGTTACTCCAGTTCAAGATAGTGGTTCTGACGGAATACCAAATGATAATGTAACTTTTAATTGGTCAACTGCTTATGCAAATGATATTAAAATAACATGGTCTGGTGGTACTGTTGCAAGTGATTTAGATGCAACAGATAAACTTACTTATAATACTGGGTTACAATCTGTTGCTGGATCTAATTCTCCAGCAACTAGAACATATACATTAACAGCAACTGGTCCAGGGGGGACAGCAACAGCAACAGCAACAACAAAAGTTTATAACGATAATTGCCCAGACACAATAACAATACCAGATCAATTAGGGAAAGAGCCAGGACAAGAAATATTTGTTAGTACTTCTGTTATTAGTGGAATTGATATGGTTACTAGTGTTGTTTGTGGACCTGGAGTAAATGTTTTGGGATCATCGGGAGGATATACAACATCAAGAACTATAACAGCAGGATCATCATTAACGTTTAGAGTTTATGCTGAAGGATTTAATACAGACGAAAATGGATTAGTTAATGAAAAAGAAGTTTATGTGACAATAGGTTGTCAAACAGTAACTTTCAAAGTACAAACAAGAGCACCAGTAATTAAGGAAATTTTTGATTTTGGAGATAATCAATTTGCATATCCATATCCAAAAACTGATACTAAAGAGATTGGTGATACATTACCAGATGGGGGTACATATTCCGAACCTACGCAATACTTAAAGTCCCCCACTATAGTAGAACCAACTTCTACCGCATGGGAAGTGGAATTAGAAAACCCATATGGAGTGCAAATAAAAGCAAAAGATAAACTATATTCTGGACCAAACACAAATTCTTATACAAACATAACTTCTCAAAATGATACTGATTTAGAAGTTAATGTTCAAAGATCTGGAAACCCTGCAAATAATACTTGGACTAAACCCAATATAATTTAAAATAAATATTTTTTAAAGATCAATTTATTATGGCATCAGAACAAATAAGCAATACTTATAATTCTACAACTGCGGTACAAATACCAGATAACGCTACTAATGTTAGAGTTGTTCTTCGCGGTGGTGGAGGCGGTTCTGGCGGTGTTGACGGAGGAAATAGCGGTGGAGGTGTTGGATTTTCTAGATCAGGAACTTTTCAATATAAACAAAGTTTTGTTTCAAGAAATATATCTGCTGTAGTTGGAGGTGAAGGTGGTCATGGTGCAAATAATGCTGGAAGCGGTGGCGGCGGCGCTCGCGGAGCAAGTACATTAGCGAGGGGAGGAAGAGGTGGTAATGCTGCTGGAGCTGCTCGTAATGGTTACTCTGGTGGCGGAGGTGGTGGAGGTGGTGCTTCTGCTATTTTAAATAATAGTGGCACTGCTATCATAGTCGCTGGTGGCGGCGGTGGTGGTGGTGGAGCCTCGTGGGAAAGAAATGGAAACAAAGGTGGAAATGCTGGAGGATGGTCAACTAGTGGAGGAACAATAAGTGAAGGTGGCGATGGAGGAAATGCTGATTTTGATGGCGGCGGCGGCGGCGGCGGTGGTGGAGGACTGTCGGGTGGTGGCGGCGGAGCTGCTGGCGTAGACCAAAGCACTGGAGGAGGCGGCGGTGGCGGTGGCGGATCTTATTATAACTCAAATGTTTTTGATCTCATAGACGCAGGCAATTTAAATTCTGGAGCTGGTGCAGTAAGTATAGTATATGATTTATGGACACCAGAAATAATTACTTTTGAAATTGCTCCAGATCCACAGGATAGTAATACTGGAGTTCCTAATGATCAAGTGTTAATTTCTTGGTCTGTTGCCAACGCAAATAGTGTATCTATTACAGATATTGGAACAGATTTGCCACTTTCTGGAAGTCAAACAATTAATACTGGGTTACAATCTGTTGCTGGATCTAATTCTCCTGCAACTAAAGTATACACTTTAACTGCTTGTGCTGGATCTGTATGTGTAACAGACACAGTAACTGCTCAAGTTTATAATGACAACACTCCTAATACGTTTAAAATTCCAGATCAATTAAATAAAGAACCACTAGAAATATTATATATAACAACTCAAGAAATTACTGGCATTGATATGCCAACATTTGTTGTTTGTGGTCCTGGCGTAACGGTAGAAACAGATGGTGGTGGATATTCTACTCAAAGAATAATAACAAATAGTCAAAGAATAACTTTAAAAGTTGAAACAGAACCATTTAATACAGATGAAAATGGATTGGTTAATGATAAAAATGTTTATGTTACAATAGGAACAGTTACATTTCCATTTCTAGTACAAACAAGACCTCCCATAGTAGAAGAATTATTTGATTTTGGGGATAATCAATTTACAATTCCATATCCAAAAATTGATACAACTGATGAAATACCATCTCCATATATTGGATCTCCAACTATAGTAGAAGAAACATCAACTGACTGGCAAGTAGAATTGGAAACTCCGTATGGAGTTCAAATAAAAACTAAAGATATAAAATATTCTCCTCCAAATAGTACACAATTTACAGATATTAGTTCTCAAAATACTAGTCAAGCGGAAGTAAACGTTAAAAGGCAAGGTGATATAGATTTTGACGATACTAATTGGCAAACACCAAATATTAGTAACCTTTAATAAATAAAGATAAAAATGGAAAGACGATTAGAATCTATCAATATTAAATATTGGCAGAAATATTGGGATGATGGGGGTGAAATTAAAAATATTCCATCTGTTATAATTACTTACAGAAATTTAGTAGATGGAATTCCAGACAAACTAGATACTATTGTAATTGGAAAAGACACTGATTACAGTTTGTATGAAGAAAAAATTCAAAAAATTTGTCAAATTGCATTTGAAGGACTATGAGTAATTTTGCTGATAAAAGAGCGACTAATTTAAAACCAGATGATATGTTTTATTCTAGATTAATTACTGTAGATGATGTTCCTACTGGGGAATTACGAGAAATTAAATCAGATAAACCAATTCAAGTAAGAATAAACAATGGAGAATGGATTACTATTGATCCATCAGACCTATAAATACTATTTGAGAAAGGAAATCTGGTTTTGAAGACATTACATGGCTAGAGTTTTAGTAGGTAAAGGGGATCAGGTTCAGATTAGATATCCCACCCCATCAACTTGGAATACAAGAACTACAGTTCAAGTTCAAATTGGTACTGGATTAGATCCTACTGATGTAACTTTTGGTACTAGAATTCCTGCAGCAAAACCAAATCCTTTTAATTTTGATAATCAAAGTGGGTCATTAACTCCTGGTGGTACAGCATTAACAGAATTTCAAAAAAACACAGTTTATTATTCAAATTCTATTTTAGTTAGTGGTATTGAAATTTATGTTCCTGCTACTATTTCAGTAACAACATCTGGTCCAAGAAATTTATCTGCAAATGTAGGACAAGCAGCATTTGAAGTTAATAATAGTGGTACGTGGGTAACTTCTGCACAAGTTCGAGATGGAGATACGATTCGTTTAAGAATTAAAACAGAAGACTGGTATACAACCACAACTAATGTAACTCTTAATTTATCAGATGAAACTTGGGGTGGAGACTTAGGACTAGGAAATACAACTACTTTAGATACATGGTCTATAACAACAAGACCACAAAAACAAAATATTAATCAATTTTCTTTTGTAGACTATATCGATGTATTGGCAGATGAATTTGGAACATATAAAAGCACTACTATAACTATAAACAACATTGATGATGACGCAGTACTAAGAGTAACTTCTACTGACGACATACAAATTTCCAATGATAATATTAATTGGTCACAATCATTGACTGGTGTTGTGCTAAATGATATTATTTACATCAGAATTGCAATTGGTTCATATACAACAAAAACTACTGGAGAAGTAAGATTTTATGCGGTTGCTGATGAAACATACACCAGAGGAAGTAATACATACGATAATAACACTGCTGGCACATATGGTAGACCAGATTTAGGACAATCTGAAGCATATACAGTAGTACAAACTCTTGGTGATGTTGATGATGATTGGCAAGTTTGGACTGAAGTTGATAGATATCCAGATTCTATATCACTTAGTCCAATTTATACAATTTCAGATGGGGAAAAAGTATATGTTTCAAGTCAAAACTCATATAGTGTAGCGGAAGTTACTGAATTTAATAAAGAATTTTGGTATTATGCAGATATTGATATAACTGGACTTGGAGTTGAGTATGAATCTGGCATATACTCAAATTTAGAAGAACCTTTTAGTTATACATCAACAGGAAAACCACAATTACCAATTGATACTTCTTCCGTTAATGGAAGAGATGTTGAAATTAGATG